CTTGCTTCATTGAAATTGAATTCTGTTGTGTATGTACCGCCGGATTCAACAACTTGTGCTTTGAAACCATAATCAGTTCCAACAGATTGTACAATTTGTCCTACAGAAGCTGTTGCAGTACCGGCTGGGGAACTACCAGTCAATCGGACTGTAGTTCCAGCTTCGCAGTACCATATTGCTGCCAAAGTTCCTGTACCGTGTTGAGCAGCAGAGGACGAAGGCCAAAGGTAAAGACCAAAAGCTCCAGTTGCTGTTGAAGCACCGGCTTTCCATCCAGCTTTACCTGTGTCAGTTGCATTTGGGTTTTCATCTCCAAGAAGGCGAACAATGTTTACAGGAGCACTGTTTCTCAAATAAGCTTGTGCTGCATAAGCTGCATAAGTTGGAGCAGTGTAATTACCATTTCTCCAGACATCTTTACCATCTCCACCGGGAATTGCTTCACCGAAGATGTTTACAAATTCAGAATACGACTGTACTTTGATTGGACGAAGTGCTGGTCCTCTTTCTAATCTACCAATGATTGTTGGTCCAATTGCATCGCTCTGATTTGGGAGTTCCGAATTATCAATCTCGTTGATAAACACTCCGGGGGATACAAACTTGAATTGCTTAACTGACATGTTGTTGATCTCCTTATTACGATAAGTGTATTAGTTTACAATAATTTCTCTTATAATTAGTGCGCTAAAGAGTGAAAACTCCTTATGATTTGTTTTTATTTGTTTAGCTGTAGGGATCATCTTCTGGCAAAGATGGGTTCCAACCTTGTGGATATTTTCCTACTCCGGGATTTGTAGTTTTATCGGAAGTGTGACCTTCAACAGCAACAAGGTCGGCTTGTGTAATATTCTGTGGTATATCTCCAAATATCGCTTCTTCTCTTGTTATTGCAACATCAACAAAACTTTCTCTAAATGCTACTTTTGGACCCACTTGATTTTCTTCCGATCCTAAAATATAACCCAAGACATTTATATCAAATGCTGTTTCAATAAGTCTTTCGTCTGTCCCCATTGAAGATAGATTGTTTTGTAATCCGATATCCTCAGATAAGAAAGCTTCATATCTATGTCCGTCTTTAGAGATATTAAAGTAGTTGATTCCTCCACCCTTATTCAAGAAAGGTAAGAGAGCTTGGTTCATTTGCTGTATGTACTGCGTTCTTATAGTTACTTTATAAGTTACATACAAGTAAACTGGCATTGGAACATATGCATACTGGTATACCGTCTTCTGTGGAGGCTTTGGGAAATTTATTTGTCCAAATCTTCTCTTTGTTATTCTGCCTTCAAAGTTTGTTGTCTTATCTTGGTTTATTCTTCTTGCAAAAGATATAGAGTTACCCAACACTTCTGGTGGTACATTTCCATATATACTTCCTTTTTTTGTAAGGCTTTTTTGCATTGCTGTTCTTTCAAGAGTCAATACTGGTAAAACGATAGTGCCATCATTGTCCCTGTACTCTTTGTTTTTCTTCACTTGATAAGCTCTTTCCGCAGAAACCCAGATAACTGGCAATGGCTCAAAGCCTTTATTGCCAATAACGTGCGTGTTCATATCTTTGATATGATCTAGCATTGCGCCATCTATTGTTTCAATAGACGACATTTTGACTGGAATGTTTTCTTTCTCTGCCATCTATTTCTTATGGGTATGAATTAGGGTTACCCACAATTCCTCCTGCGTCAAATATGCTTTGTCTTGCTTTTATACAATCAGCAGACACTTCAACTCTGTGGTCATTCTGACCAAACATTTCTCTTGGTTCATTCAAAGTAACAATTTCATAGTAGCTTTGCCCATATAAAACAAAGTCACCTTCTCTTACGAACATATCTTGATCTTCAGTAAGTCTTCTTTTATGAAAGTGTATTTTAATACTTGGTCTTCTATTGATACCAAGGTGAGTGTTCTCTGTTTCATATCCATTCCACTCTATTAGAGCATATACCCTTACAGGTGGCAAGAACGTTTTGTTTATAGCTTCACCATAAATATCATGATAATTTGTATGCTCAATGCTAATAGGATAGTAAAGCACTTGTTGTCCAATGACTCTTTCAATAAGTTCGTCATTGACTTGCTTTACAAGATTCCTCTCCTTTTGCCCTGCGAATAGTGGCGGTGGAGGCTGTGCAGGTTGTGACCATTTGTTGTCTGCCATTTATCTATCCTACAAAGACAGCAGCAGGTATTTGCTGCATAATCTTATTAGAGTTCTCAACAACCCCAGCACTGTCTTCTGCCATCTGCTGATAAGTAAGTTGGTTGAGTACTTGCTTCAATTCTTCTCTGAGCTTTTCTTGCTCGTCTTTTGCTTGATTAATCAAGTCTGTTCCATTTAGTGTGATATCGTTACCCGGAATTGGCAATGTTGCAAACTTAGATCTTACCAATCCAAGCATCTCCTTTGCTAATGCCAAAGCAAAACGCCTAATCCACTGTTTACCAATAGAGTTTATATTTTGATATGGTATGTTCTGGAAAGGAAGCGTGTTCATGTTGTTCACTCCATCAATTCCAGTCTTCACCCCTGACACTGCTTCTACATATGGGTCTGACTCTACTGTAAATTCAACCCAAAACTTTGTTGGCGAATAGTTGTTTCTTGGTATTGGGAATATTCTCAACTTATTGTTCTTCAACTCGTAAGACCAATGCGAAACTCTAGTATATAAAGCATCCTCATATGCCATGGCTTGAGACTTATTTTGCCATGTTGGAACAATTTGGAATGTAGAGTCATCTGCATACTGTCCATATGTTGATAAGTTACCAACAACATTCAATCCACCATAATAGCCATAGAATCTCCACATTGCTGCTGGCGTTTTATAATATACTTTTCTAATTGTTACTCTCTTATCTCCGACTTGATTATAGAAGGAAGACGACTGATCTGTTGCACTGCTAGATATGATTGATTGTAAGTCATAATCTTGCACTCCTCCTGTCATATTAAAGGAAGCAGAATAGATTGGAACAGTTCCCCCGATGCCCGCCTCAGTTGAGATGCCATCTGCCACTGTCTTTGCATAAGAGAAATTGAACTTTGGAAACTTTAGTTCAATGTTGGATCCTGATAAGGCATCCCCTTCTGCAATTTGACCATCTTGATCAAACGATGCGGTTGATGCTCCTAGCAAGTCTGACAATACATTCTTAGCTTGATGTGAGTTTACAATGTAAGAGTATTCTAATGTTGCCTCTTCATAAGCAGCATATACTTGGTATTCTGTGATTTCTAGATCTAATACATCTCCACCTAATTTCTTGTAAGTGTAGGCTACTTGATCTACTGCACCAGAGACAAATGCTTCCGAAGTATATATACCGAATGGTAACGGATTAGAAGCTGAATTAACATTAGAGTGAGTCCCGGTAACAGGTAAAACAATTGCGCTAGTTTGACTAGCAGGTGTTAGGGTTGGCACAGACATGCATAGAATCCTCCAACTATAAATAGCTTGGCACTCAAGTAATAGAAATAAAAAAACCCCACTTCCAACCGAAATCAGAAGCAGGGCTTTGTTTTTGTTACAGTTTAGTTAGCTGTTTTATCCAACAAGGTTGTGACAGATAACCAATCCGTACATGTCAGGACGTACCATCTTCTTCGCATAGCGAGTCATGACCCCCTTACGTGGCACGAAGTCTTCCGTACCGAAGATGGTAGGAGTAACTTGCAGTGGCACATACGGTGCGTACACAAATCCGCTTTCTAAGAAGCTTCCACCCTTGCGTCCAACAAGGATTACGTTTCTGACGAAGTAAGGATCAACATAAATGTCAAACTTCTTGCTTACTTGTCCAACCTTTACAGCACCAGCAGATCCTCTTGGTGTGTCAGCAGTAACGCTAGCACGGAATCCGCTTGTGAATTCAAGGATGTTTGCAACTTCTGGTCCACAAACAATGAAGTTTGCACCACCACGAAGTGTCTTTCTGTGGATTTGAGCCGAAACATCGTTGACAGTTTCAATCAAAGTCTCATACCACTCGGACACAGTACCAGTGAAGTCTGGTGGGCTTGTGGTGTTTGCCGCATCAGCACCAGTTTCTCTGTTCAAGAACTGACCCGGATTACGTGACCAGTGAAGAGTTGCAGCAGATGCACCCTTTACAAGTTCGTTGAGCATCTCACGGTCAATTTCAAGAGCGATCTGCTCAGAAAGAATACTTGTAAGCTCAACTTCTGCATCAAGGTTGTGATAAGCT